TCCTCGGCAATGCATTTGTACGGCAAATCAATCAGCGGATATGTGCTGTTTGCTCCAATTGTAGCCGCATTCATTTTGACCGTTGCACTGACGATTACGATGTCACCAATCGTCTTATACATACAGCTTGCACTTTTGATTTTATCGGTGACGGTTGAATACGGTGTGAGCTTTGATGTACCGCTCTCTATGTTCGCTGAATCGTATTTACCGTCAAGTGAAGTTTGGGTTGTCTTTTCAAATGCCAAAATTTCGTCTGCAACCTCTGGGACGCCCCCTGCAACTTTATTTGGCAAATAGATCGATTCTTTTTCGGTAATCATAATTTCGGACACTTTGAAGAATCCTGTTCCGTCATAATCAAACCGAATCATAATATAAGCGGTATCCTCTGCTGTTGTAAATGAACCAAAGCCCTTTCTAAGTTCAAAGCGAGTAGTATCTGAATTAACTCCATTCAGAAAAACATACGCTCCACAATTGGTAGAGGAAGGAAGCCACGAGAATAAATATTTTGTATTAGGCTTAACTGCTATTCTCATAGATTGCGGGTAGGTTGATGAAATCCATCCGTTTGTGTATGCCCTGGGTTCAGTGGCTGTTAAAGCAAATGATTTTCCGGTATAATCCACTTTGTCGAGAGTACCTCTGTAAACTGGATTAGTAAGACTCTGTAATCCTTTCGCCCAAGCATCAAAATCAAAAATATTCAAGCTGTTAACAAGGTTAGCTTTGTTTGCCAGTAAAACATCAACATCTGCCTTGTCAGCTTTGTTTCCGAGCGAATTATCGGTTTCAGTCTTATCGGCTTTTGTAAGAAGAGAATTGTAAACCGTACCGCTTGTGAGATAACACGGGCTGTTATTTTTGGGTTCGCTGTCGAACGGCATTGAATCGAGCTTTCGGGCAATACTCTTGTCTGTTTTATCAAGCCTTGCTCCAAGCGAATTAGAACTGCCTCTTGCGTTCTCGACTTCTTTCGTGATTTCCACTATCGAGCTTGCACCCGGGAAAGCTTTGCTGTCGTCATTGATTACGCTCTTACCTACACGCAAGCAAACGGTTTCAGCGGTTATGATTTCATCGCCTTCTGTAAGCACAATGTCCATTTTGCAAATTCCTGACAAAGCAAGCATTGTGTCTGTAAGCGTAACTGTGACTACATTATTTTCGGCGTCAACAACAGCGGCAACGCTGTCCGCAACGATTACATCGTCAACCGTAGCATTGATTTTTGCCGACATTGTGGAGGAAAGGTCAACAATTTCACCATTGACGGTAAACGCAAAATCAATAATGCGTGAATCTTTGTCACCCTGTCTGACCTCTAAAATTTCGTAGTTTTTACAGCTGTTAATCTCAAGCGTCATTTTCGTATGGTTAATGTTCAATTTTATTCACCTCATTTTACTATATAATCAGATAATTTTGATTTTGGTGTGCCAAGTTCGAGACTATTCCACCGTTCAAGCACAAAATCATAGTCCGTTTTAATGATTTTCGCTTGTAAGCTATCGTTTTCAGTGTCGACATAAACGCTATCACATAAATGTAGTCCAAGCATCTCATCAAGAGTTGTGGGATAATCAACCTTGGCATTGAGCGTAGGTGCTCCATTAGTGCTTGCGAGCTGACCTCTTAACACCTGAGCCTGTATGTTAAGTTTCTGAATCAAAAGGTCTTTGTTTTCACCTGTCTGAGCATTAAAATTCCAGTAGCCCGTCGCATCACCAATATCAACCGAGCCACCGTCTGTTACATCAACAGCTTTAACCTTAATTAACTTTGATTTGTGGCTTTTAAGTTCCTGTGGCTGTGAGCAAAGCACAACATTGCGCTTTGCATAGGTATCATAGCAAGTCGCATATGCCGCAACGTGCGAGCAAATATCATCCGAATCAAGCGTTTGCGTTAAACTGCTCAGATTTTTCCCCCACTTTAAATGGTATTTAGTAGTTGTTCCACGGCTTTTTAAAAGAGACACATTGAAATTGTTATATTTATACTCGCCTCCGAAAACATCAACAAGTGAGCCGTCAGCTCCGCCCATAAAATCTCCGAGAGTACACGGAGTAACAAAACCGAGTGTCATAGAGGATTTTGTGGTGATATCAGATGTAAATTTAAAGTAGTGCGCCCACAAGGTCATTTGCGTTTGCAAGCCCTCCTCATGTCCCGTGCAAAGGCGATACCACCATTCCGCAGGTGTGCACATTATGTCTGTCTGATTTTGTACTTCAACCAAAAAATTGTTATACAAATTATGCTTGATATGCTTTGCTTTGATTACAACGGATTTTTTATCTTTGTACTGCAAATTATAGATTTCAAAAAATTGCGGTTCGTCTGTCGGATTTGGTTTTGCTTTAACGAAATACTGAGTGTCGAGCAAATCGGCACATCTGTCCGTTGTCGATAACTCCATTTCAAGCAAATAATCACCGTTTCGTTCCTCGGTAACTTTACCGCTGATTATTTCCGTAATCCGTCCGAGCAGGTTAAATCTACTTGGGCCGATTGTTTTAAAATCCGATTTATACAACAAAGGGAACACTTTTACAATCGCCTCCAATTTGGTTTTATCGACAGAAACGCGTTTTTATATGTCGTTACTACAATTTGATTGTCTCCGACCTTTAGCTTAGGGGGGATAGTATCGTCAACAAAATTAGTTGTACCGTCTGATTTGTAAGCTATATACTGCATGGTTTCGCCGTCAAGTATGGCATAATCATAACCGCCCGTACACTTCAAATTGAGCGATTCGCCGTTTATGCTAACTTTAGCAATAGCTGTGGTACCGCCGCTAACATTTGTGTTAGTTATGATGATAGTAGGCAATGATTCATATCGTTCGGGATTGTGTAAGGAAACCGATTTATTAACTTCAAAATCAATAGTCCGCTGTCCAAGCTCTGAATACCACCACGGCTTGCGGTTGAATTTGATTTTAGTTGTTAATAGCGAAGGGAATTCACGAACAATATCATCAATATTTGAAATGTAAGCCTCGGTGAAATATCCGGGGTTATAAGTGTCTTTATATTTCTGATAGCCCTGATTTAAAGTCAGCCATTCAATCACAGCCCTTGCAAGGTGCTTTGCTGACAGTTCGGATAAATACGGCAAGAAGCAGATTTCACGCTCAAAGTCAATGTTTTGCCATCTGCCATTGTCGAGCAAAACATCACCGTCTCTGCACGGAATTTCAACCGTTGAAACATCTCTGACGGGGATTTCACGCTGTGGCGCTTGTGCAATACGACCGCCGAAATATGATAGCCATTTATTACCGAAATAAAAGTTATGCATATGCCCTCTGCCTCCTTGTGACCTCGTTGGCTAACCGATTGCTCATATCATCAACCAAGCTGTCAATGTCCATATCGTTATTAATTGCAACAGAAGGAATGTTAATACTGATATTGTTGACTATATTGGTTGAATCGTTTTCAAATACCGAGCCTTTCCCTTCACGCTTTGATTGACGATACTCCTCAGCCTCTTGAGCTGTGAGAACTGCCTCTCCGGCATCAAGATATGCGGCGAACTTATCGTGTGGAACATAATCAATACCGGCGCGGAAACGAGGTAATGTTACTTCCGGAATCGGATCTATTTCCCAGCCAATCATTGATGTTGCCCAGTCAATGCCTGAAAGCAAACCGTTAATAACGCCGATTACACCGTTGATTATGTTTTCGACAATTGTTGGTAAGATATTGAATACATTTTTAAAAATTTGAACAACACCGTTCCAAGCCTCTTCCCAGTTGCCACTGAAAACACCTTTTATAAACTTAACAACTCCCTCGAACGCTCCTGTGAGTGGTTTGAGTAAGTTTTTTACATTCTCAATCGCATTGCCCAAAACATTGCTGAAAATTTGAGCTAACCATTCGATAATCGGTACAAGCGCAGGAATAAGCGTTTCAAGCATTTCGCCGAGCAAGTCTAAAACAGGACGGAGCGCATCAAAAACCTGTGTAATAACAGGCGACAACTGCTCGAAAACAGGCTGTAAAGTTCCAACGATGGTGTCGCAGAGTTCGCTGATAATCGGGATAAGAGGTGTTAAAAGGTCATTGAGAAATGTTGCTAAATCTTCAATAATCGGAGTGAGTGCCGCTAAAAGACCATTGAGCAACACACCGGCAAGCTGAACGAACATCTCAATTACGGGCATTAAGAGTTCTACAAGCGTACCAAACAATGGCATTATAGCCTGTATAATCTGCATAAAATACGGGAGCAAGTCCTGAATGATTTGCAGTAAAGGTGGAAACAATTGCTCTACAATCTGAACAATGATAGGGGCAAGAGTTTCCATAAGTTCCGAAAAAACAGGCATAAGTTGTGTTAATAAATCCATAAGGATAGGAAGTATCTCAGAACCTATTTGCATAAGAACGGGCATAACCGCCTCAAAAAAATCCATAACAATGGGGCTGAACTCATCAAAAAACGCTTGAATTTGCGGCATATAATCAATAACAGACTGACACACCTGTTGCAAAATAGGCATAAGTCCTGCTCCGAGTTTTGTGCCTACGGCAGATAATGACCTTTTCATCTGATCCATTGTGTCCGTAAGTTTAACACCATTGTCGATAGCCTCATCACCGAGCACAAGCCCCAAATCGTGAGCCTTGTTTTTCATTTCTTCAATGCTTCCAGAGGCGCCGTTAAGCAAAGGCATCATTTCTGTTCCGCTTTTGCCGAATAACTCTGTTGCAAGTCGGGTTTTCTCGGTTTCGTTTCCGCAATTCTGTAACGCTTCCATGGTTTCCCACATTACATCTTCGCTGTTACGAAGATTGCCGTTTGCATCGGTAACCGAAACACCCAATTTTTTAAATTGTTCCACATTTGAGGCTGTGCCACTTGCCGCACCATCCATTGCTGACACAAGCGATTTCATTCCGCTTTGCAATTTGTTTACATCCATACCTGACTGTGAACAAATGAAGTCAAGTTCTTGATATGCTTCACGACTAACTCCAATTTTTTGCGACATTTTGTCGATAGTATCGGCAGTTGACGCCGACTTTGTGGCGAGTGCAGTTAGTCCTGTTGCGGCGGCAGTCGCTCCGCCTACAACAGCCGCACCCCATTTAGCGGCTGTTTTGACACCGCTACCGAGGGTTGAAGCAACGCCCTTGCCTTTTTTCTCGGTTTCGGCGATTGATTTATTTGCCTCATCATTATTAACAAAAATCGAGCCGAATAACTTAAATACTTCAACAGCCATTAGCTACACCTCCTCCCATTTGTAGTTATCAAGATAATCTGCAATCTTGCTTTCGACAGTTTCGACATTTACGGTTTCTTCCGCACCTGTCTGCATTTGATTTTTAACCTTGTTTACAAAATCGACATATGACACACCTGTAAATCTGCCTGTCATCGTGAGCATATATGCCTTGTAAAGTATTTCGTCCTCACGGTCATTAATCGCATTTTGGATTATCTCGTTAGCCTCTGAAAAAGACAGCTCATGCAGTACGGCAGTATTACCGCAACAATACTGCAAGAGCATTCCATATGTTCTTACTTCAAGGCTGAGAGCGAGGTAAAAAAACTTTTAATATCGTTCTCCCTGATGATTGCCTTTACATTGTCAAGGACTTCGGGGATACTTAATTTACTTACATCATCAGCAGTAATGTCGCCTCTGATGTCGGCAAGCATCGAATAAAATTCCTGTTCTGTTTCTTTGTTTGATAAAGAAGTTAACAAAGTGATCACAAATTCAAGACCGACCGCTTCGGTGTTGACCATTTCATCTTTACTGTTATTTTTAACAGCGATACGATTTGCAAAGTCTGCAATTTCCTCTTTGATGTCTGCTTTTTTGATAATGCGAGCAAGAGTAAATGCGTCTTTAATGCTTAATTTTCTCATAATTATGCCTCCGTTGCTTCCGTTGTTTCTGTTGGTCTAAAAATTTTAAACGGTGGTTTGATTTCGTCCTCCGAATCATAAACCTCGGGTGAAAGGTTACCGTAGAACTGAGCCTCTACCTTACCGTTGTCCTTATCTGCAATTGCAAGTGTAAGACCGTTTTCGTTAAAGCCATTGAATACCTGAATAATACACGGCTTGTCCTCTCCGAGGAGACAGCCTACCCAAGTGATGTTCTGAATGTAGTCACTGTCAAAAATAACATCTCTACCTGTGATTACATCGTAGCCTGCGACCTTTTCGTCTGTACCTTTGTCGGCAATTCCAAGGCCATAAATGAAGTTCTGAGTAGTCATCTCGGCAAGTGTTGCTTTCAGGTAAACCTCCCACCCGTCGACTACCGTATCACCCTTAGTTCTTGTTTTCACGCCGTCAAATTCCAAACGACGGAGTGTCGGCTTTGCCGAAAATTCACCGCCTTTGATTGTTACACCAAGGCACTTGCCTGCCTTTTTTGCACTTGCGTATGTGTCCGTAGCAGGATCGTAATTTACAAAAAACGCACCTGCATCAAGAAGCATTCTGTCGGCGGTTTTCGCCGAATAGCCGCTATATGGCTTAATTTTTCGTGGCTTAACTGTTGCCATTTTTTAATCATCCTTTCTGTATCTTCTCATTTCGAGAGTGAACATCACTCTCTTTATTGACTTGTCTGATTCGGCAATGTACTGCCTGTCAAAATTGTTGTAGAATTTGTAAAAAACATCATCAACCGAGTATGTAGCCTTTGCTATATTGTTGTAGATTTTGTCCACAACATCGTCAATGGGTGCCGTAGTCTGCCTGTCATAAACATTAACGGTCACAACAAACTTGTCATACGGCTCATCCGTGTAGAGCTGTTTAACCTCATATACAAGGCGAGGAAATCCGCTGCCAGCTTGCAAAAAATAAGAGGGTGCATACTCAGCAAATAAGTCTTTCAAAAATTTCTTGATGTTATTCACCGCTGTATTCCCCCTCGTTCAGTTTGCGTTCTGCCTCTTCCGTGCCTATGGCGCTGAGGTATTGCTGTTCTATTTTGATGATGTCTTTGATGTTGCTTTCGGCGGCATCGCTCAATGCTCCGATTTTTGGATATTTGCTTGTTCCTATTTCTTGGTACAGTCCATAGAATCCGCCCGGCTTAAAACCAACCTGCAAATCGGGGACTTCCTGTTTGCTACGCACCCAATATTGTGTGTTTTTCGCCAATCGCCCCGACCTGCGTTTTATTTTCTGCCTTGTCCGTTTACATACCAGTTTGCCAACATCACGCAGAGCGGCTCTCTCAAGCTCTTTGAGCGTGTACTGTATGCGGTCAACATTGCTGATTATCTCAACACCGTTTTTGGTAATTTTAACTGATTTAGGTAGTGACATTGTTTTCACCTACCACATCCGTTAAATACAGCTCCGTACGCTCTGTTCCTTTGATTTGATATGCACGATAGATTTTGAACTTTTTGTTATCGAGGTAACAAAATTCTTCGTTCTGATACTCAAAAGAATTAACTTCAAGCATACATTCAGGTTTTAATCCGTTAGCTTGTGCCTGAAAGAACTCGGATTGTCTTACATATTGCCGCTGAGCATAGACCTTGCGGAGCTTTTCGGACTGAACGATTTCACCGATATCGTTTGTTGTTTCGTTATAGCCCGAAACAAGCAAAATCAAAGTATCTGCATTCATTCTGTTTGTGCTCCTCTCGCCGCCATTGCATCACGCAATTCTTCATAATGCCGTGCCCATTCGCTGTCGGCGGTAACCGAGAAATAAGCGCGGCAATAGAATTTGATTGCCTGCATAACAAGTGCAGTTAAGTTTTTGTCGTTAACATCAACTCCTGCACCTGTCATATCGCTTTTGGCAGAATCAATGAGGGCAGATATTTCATCGTCAAACAGCACCGTATTGATACGGAGTGAAACCTTTACGGCTTCAATTTCATTGGATACTGCCATAATTCAGACCTCTTTTAAGCGCTCTTCTTGACGAGCTTTACAAGGCTGTGAGTATCCACGACCTTACCGTCTGCAAGCATTACGGCTTTAAGGACTGTGTTATCGGTGTCGTCCTCTTCGTATTTCTTGACACTTAAGCCCATTACCTCGTTGAAGATGTAATCGTTGAGATTAAACATCATCGCAAAGGTTGTGTCGGCTGAAACCGTATCAGCGTATGAATCCATATAGCCGTCTGTCGGGATAACAGCACGACCGAAAAGGGTAAGTGACGGCTTACCGTTGAGGCCCTCAGACATACGAGCAACAGGCTGACCATTGCTGTCTGTAATGCCCATAAATGCAAAGAATGATTTCTTTGTCATCAGCCATACAGCATCGTCGTATGCGGCAGGAAGAGCCGCCTCGGCGTTACAAAGTGTTGAATATGTAAGCTTGCCGGCTTTTGCAATCTCGATTGTCTGACCGTCAGGCGGAGTGCATGAAAGAATGCCGGTTGGCGAACCTGAACCCGAACCCTTAACAATTGCCATTTCACAAGCCTTAACAACTGCATTCTTGATCTGGTCGATAAACTGTGATTCAAAAGTATCAAGTGCAGTCTTTGTCATGAAGAGCGAGAACGCAACCTTGCATTCAAGCTTATAGCCGGCAAAGACAACCTTGTCGGTAGTTACTTTCTGCTGGTCTGAGCCCTTTTCCTCATCAACCCAGCTTGCTGTTGGGCGGATGTTCTGTGTAGGGATAAGGAGTGCTGTCGGATATGCCGTTTTGAACACCCTTGCATAAATTTCGCCGATTTTTTCAAGTTCAACGATTAAACGCTGATACATTGTGGTCGGCACAATAGCCGCCGCAGTGCTTGATGTGGTCTGTGATGCCGCATTCATAAACTTCTGTGGCACGGGTACGCCGTTCTGAATATAGTTAGCGAATGCTTTTCTGTATTCAAGTGTTGCGTACATATCTGTTACCTGTTCGCCCTCATCTGTGAGGTCAATTTTTGTTTTGTGATTCTCGAATGGTGCAGGCATTTTGATTCCCTCCTCTGCGTTTTCATTTGCCTTATTCACGGCAGATTTTTCAAACTCACTGTCAAGTTTATCAATCTGCTGTGTTACCTCTCTCGCCTCAGCGAGTTTGTTCTCCGCGATAAGCTGTTTAGCCTTATCATAGAGTGCATTTCTCTTGTCGAGATATTCCTGTTTGTTCATTCTTCAACTTCCTTTCGTTTAAGTAATTCAAGTTTTGCTGTAAGCTGTGTTTTTTCGTTCCTCATCTGTTTGATGATTGTATCAGGAATAAGACCGTTAAGGCTTGCCGCAAGTTTAACCTCTTTTGGCTTTTCGGCATATTCGGTAATTTTGTCAATAAAACCTTTTTCAACTGCTTCATCAGCAGTAAGCCAAGTTTCATTATCCATAAGTCCGATAAGCTCGTCCTCGGTCATACCTGTTTTAAGTCTGTATGCCGTCGCAACAGCTTTACTTGCTTTGAGCAACACACCTGATTCGTGTGCCATGTCATTGTAATCCCCTGCAGCATAGCTTGACACATTATGTATCATAAGCATACCTGTCGGCACAATCTCAGATTTGCACGCACAAGCGATGTATGATGCGGCGGAGGCGGCAAAAACAACCTTGATTGTTGCCCTGCTTTCAGCGAGCATATCATAAATTTCAGAGGCGGCAAAAATGTCACCGCCTGACGAATTGATAATAACCTGCACGCCCTCATCGTCCGCCACTTCGTCAAGTTGAGAACGAATATCAGCAGGACAGCAAGAGGCTACCCCAAACCAGTCATAAATCCACTTGTCATCGTTTGTAATGATAGGACCTTTAATGTCAATCACCTTCGGCATTGTTTTCACCTCCTTGTCCAAGTGATTTGATTATTAGAAGTTCTTCACTGCTAAGCTCCCAGTTGTTCGTTTCTGTTGCCTCAGCTTTCTGCAATTCAGCTTTCTGCAATTCAGCTTTCTGCAATTCAGCTTTGACACTATCCGAAATCAAAAAGCCAGCGCCAAAAATAGTCTTTTTCTTTGCTCTCTGTGATTCTAAAGCTCTGATAAAATGGCATTGCGATTTTTTTATTTTTATATCAATACCATACTTCGCAAAAGGATAAAGTTTAGCACTGGTAATTACGCTATCAGGGTAAGAATATTTCGGGAGCTGTTTCTTTATTGCGGCAAGCGTTTTATTATCTGCAAGCTTAACTGCTTTATATAAAGTTGGAGCAGTTCTTATTTGCAAAGCAGGATCATCTAAATTTGTAATAAATGATGTGTTTACAACTACACCATTTTCGTATGTAATACTAATGCCGCAAAGGATTGTTGTGTAGTTGCAACTTCTTTTATTGCTAAAAATAGTAAGAGTAGGAGCAAATAAAAAGCATTTAATTTTGTTGCGAGTATAAAAATCTAAAATCTTTGCCAAAAGGCTAAAAGGCGGATTATCAACAACTATTTTTCCTGAATAATCGTAATTTTCGTAATCGCCTCCGGGATAAAACGGACGGCAAAAAGTAGATTTATCAAGATTGTATTCGTTTGCCACCCAATCACTTATAGCTTCATAAACTAACGGTGGCGTGTAGCAATCATCTGTTGTTTTCTTGGGCTTAAATTTTTCAACAAAATTTTCATAATTTTTGCTCTTCACTTTCTTCACCTCCTTCATCGACCGCAACTGTATCTAATCTTCTGAGCGGAGTGTCACCGCCCGGAACAGGAGCAAGTCCAAGTGATTCACGCCATTCGTTCGGAAGCATTGCTCCACGGTCAACCATTCCCGCAAAATTTAGCTTAGTTTTAAGACTTGCAGATTGTAAATTGAACGAACCTACTGCGATGTAATTTCCACAACTACGCTGACGGCGAGTGAATAGTTTCCGCGTCAGCTCGTTTTTAAGCTGAATAATTTTAGGTGAAATCACCGCCTCAAAGTAAGCATTTTCTTCATCTTCGTTCGCTGTTGATGTGATAATTTTCACATTAGTGTTAAAAAGCTCAAGGATTCTGTTTTTCGTTCTATCCATCTGCAAAGCATTTGGAACATAGTCGTTCGGGGTTATCTGATTTGCGTCAACCTTTGCGTCAACTGCCGCAACGCCCACGGAGCTGTTGCTGATGTTAAGGTAGTTATCGGCAAATGCTTTAGCGTTTTTCTTCAAGTCCTCAGGACGCAACGATGAAGTATATTTTAACAACCATTTAATTACGCTTGAATTTCGGATAGCACTAATAATGCCGCTGTCGGTTGTTTCAACGATTTCAAGCAGAGGAGCAAGAGCCTTAAATTTACCACTGCCGAATATATCGTTTTCGGCGAAGTCATCACGCAAATGTATGACATCTTCGGAGGCAAAGCGGTAGGTCTTACCGTTTGCAAGGATAAACTCATAGACAAGATTGCCGTTCGTATCGTACAAGTCCGTAGCTGATTTAGCCGGTATAAAATACAATTCCGTAGGCAAACCGTTTGAATCCCTGATTATTACCCAAAAAGCATTACCTGACAACGATAATTGTGTACTTGTCCTATATAGGAGCATATCCATTGTTGTGTACGGGTTAGGTTCTTCAAGCAAGAACTTGACGTAAGGCTCGGGATTGATTAAGAGGTCTTTTCTGCCGTCAACGATTGTTTCTCTTATGTGCTTGATAGATAATTTTGAAAATCTGAGAGCCTGTGCATTAACGCAAGCTCGGACTGTGTCGGAATCATATGCCCTGTTGCCCCACAAAAAGAAATTTGAATTGTTCTGTGTGACAAGTTCAACCCTTGAAAAATTCTTTGTCTTTCTGACATTACGAACAGAATTTAAAAAGTTCTTAAATTTTCCCATTTTCTCACCTCCTAAATAATGCTCAAATATTCATCTTCGTACTCAAAATATATCGTATAAGCGTCAAGCAATGCCGCAGTACCGTCAATTCGTCTTGTTGACTTTGATGTCTTAATTGGCTGTATATTACCGTTTCTGTCCTCATCTATTGCGGTGTTTGCAAGACACCATTTATCAATTGGATTGTTGTTGTAAATTATTCTTTTCTTTACAAGGTCTGCTTTAAGGGCTTTCATCGGAGCAGACAGGGTTTTCTTGCCCTGATGTACAGCTTCCATAACGGTAGGACCGAAAGCGTCAATCATCTGATTAACCCACATTTGAGCCGACCAAGCGTCATAGCCCTCTTTCCATAAGTAAATATCGCATTCGTCTTGTAGCTCCTGGTACCACGCCGTAACAACACTTGCGTCAATCTTGTTTCCGGGGCAAGTCCGCATATAACCCTGTTCAATCCACTTATCGTAAGGGATTTTATCCTCGGCAACTTTCTTTTCCACAAGGTCAGCCGGTATCCAGTACATGGACAATACATAAATATTTTCATTGTCAGGCACTCGAAACAACATCTTTGCCGCTGTCAGGTCGGTTGTGCTTGAGAGGTCTGCACCGCCTATGCCGTAGGTCGGACGGAGTTCTTTTACATCGAATTTTGTTTCATTGTTAAGCTCCTCGAAATTGAGCCACGATTCGGTTGATGTTTCTGCTATGTTAAATTCTTTGCATACAAGGTTGCGTACAAGCGACGGATTCGCCTGCGCTTTCTTGACCTTGCTTGCAAGGGCATTTCGATTTTTAATAGTGCCAAGTCCGGGATTAGCTTTTTCCCAGCAATCGGGCTTTTCCCATTCTTCACGCTTGTCAAGCTCGTAGATGATGTAAAGGCTGTGTTCGTCTTTGTAACCTACCTCATCAAACAAGCCGTTCGTGGTGCGGACAGCATCGTCATAGATTTCGTCGTAGATATCCTCTCTGATTTTTCCGGCTGTTGTTGTAACAAGAATAAGCGGTTGGTCTCGTCCAATCGTACCGTCCGCCATAATGTCATACAACTGTCTGCCGTTCTTCCATTGATGAACTTCGTCCATAAGGCAACAATGCACATTCAAACCGTCGAGTGTGTCTGAATCAGAAGCAAGCGGCTTAAACACTCCGCAGTTGTAATCTTCTGAACTCAATTCATTCAGCAGTGGTTTAATTCGTTTCAATAAAGTTTCACTCTTGCGAACCATTCGTTTCGCTTCCTGCCATATAATCTTGGCTTGGTCTCGCTTGGTGGCGACTGCATACACTTCGGGACCGGGTTCACCGTCGCCGATGAGCATATACAAGCCAACCGCAGAGGCAAGCAAAGACTTGCCGTTCTTTTTCCCGATAATCAGCACAGATAGGTTGTACTGCCGGACACCGTCATCGTCTACAAAGCCAAATGTCGCCGCAAGCCACGCTTTTTCCCACAGCTCAAGCCTTACGAGCTGACCGCCCATTTTGCCTTTACTATGTCGGCAATAATTTTCAACAAATTCAATGATGTGATTTCCTCGCTTAGCTTCGTAATGATAGCCGTCTGTCGGATTAATCACCTTATTGCTCAAGTGCTTGTACCATTTGCGTATTTTGTCGCAAACAGTAACCTTGCCGTTCTTTATCTGCTCGTAATATTCAAGTATCGGATTATAGCTTAATGGATAGCGTTTCAAAGCTTGTCACGCCCTTCAACGAAATCGTCAAAGCCGTCTGTTGTCACAGTCTTCGCCTCGGTCACTTTCGGAAGCATATCGTTGAGCTGTTTAATGTATTTGAGATAGTTTCCGAGCATTGTATTATACAAATCTGCCTCAGGTCTTTTGCGCGAATACGGCTCTTGTGTTTCCGACTGCGAAAATAATTCAGTCAAGCCATAAATTGCAATGTCTTGTTGCAGTTCTTTAAGTCTGATTCGAGTGAACGCCGCATTTTCAATCAAGCCGACAGCGAGGTCTTTTCTTTTAACCTCTATGTCCTTGTAGATTTCCGTTAATCGCTTTACTTCTCGCTTTATCGCTCTTTGTTCCTTCTGTTCGTCAGTCAAATCAATCACCGTCCTTTCGCACAAGATTTTTTAGGGGGAGGGGGGCTATATATAAGGCACGCAAAAAATCTAACTGCCCCCCTCGGTCCCACGGTTACCGGTTTCCGATTTTTCAACGGGGGGGATAATCGGTCGGAGCATTCCGCTCTCATCAAAAAAATATTTTTTTGGTTCGCAACCTATCCCGTGTCCCGGCAAATCGTCATGACATTTTTTGCATACATATAAAAGATTGTCGTGGTTGAGAGTAACATCAGGATTGTTTATGTTGCTCTCATTAATCATGATCTTATGATGTACGATAAAGCCGTGTTGCTCTTTACATAGCTGACACAATCCGCCGTCAACAAGCATTCGCTCTGCGATAAAGCTCTGCCGGCAATCCTGCCAACGCTTTGATTTGTAGAAACTCTTAGCAAACGTTTTAGCCATACCGTACACCACCAAATAAAAAATGGACTTACAACACAGATAGTCCGTCTGCATTATAAGTCCATTGTATAATTTTTTGCTGTTATTTTTAGGTACAATTTTATTATTGTAAGCTACTGTTTGTCTGCTTTAACCAGCCCTAATAAATAATCAGATGTTACGCCTAAAGCAATAGCTAATTTGCGAATAGTCATTGCTGTCGGCGACATCTCAGCAGTCAAATATTTGCATATCTGACTACGTTGTATTCCTGACATTCTCGACAGTTTTGTTGCACCTATGTTCCTTGATGTCATAGCCTTTTCAAGCTGTCTTGAAAATGTTAAATCTGTTCTGTGTGACTTATCCATTTTCTGCCTCACTTCAACAATTCATCTGTTGTGATGTTAAATAAATTCGCTACAGCTATTATGGTTTCGATGGTAGGCTCGTTCCTTCCAATTTCGTAGCTTGAAATGCTTGCCCTGCTCAAATAGAGCTTTTCGCCCAACTCATCTTGCGTTAATCCATTTTTAAGTCTTAACGTTTTTAGCTTTTCTGGGAATGCCATTACTCTTCACCATCCTCAACAGGCTGATTCCAACATTTAGCACACGCATTGTCTACTTCGCAATTATCTAAACTCGTCGCCCCTAATTCATGTAGACATATACCTTTAGGAGTTCCGTCATCCTTGAGCAGAGCGTTTGGGTAATGTTTCAGAAATTCGGACAAATAAGTTTTCGGTGGATGCTCATCGCTCCACCGCTGAATAGCTTCGATTGCCTTTTCGGGATAGAGCATTTCAAAAGCTGTACATGATTGCCCTTTATTGTTATTTACGCTACATAAAGGACAGTTAGAGCAGACAAGTTTACATAGCCCATTCTCTGCTCTTTTCGCCATTCTCCGCTTTTCAGCAAAATAATTCTCTGTTTTTGAACAATCAATCATTTTCTTCACCTCTCAACGATTTGGCAATTCTTTGTTGGTTCTTGCGGATAAGGTCATTTATGTTGCAGAATAAATAATATGTCAACCCTCTTATCTCTTCTATATCATCTGTGACCATAATGCGATTGAGTTCACCGTCAATCATATCACGGGTGTTATTGATTTCCTGTCTGAGTTTCATTTTTATCATTCTCCTTTAATTTTTCGGTTATTCTTTTGGTTAAGCCGTTTTCGTTGGTTAGGCATTCCAAGGCTTGCAGGGCGTTGATTATGGTTTGTTCGTTGGTTTGGGACTGATACATCTTACGGACGAAGTCGGCGCTTTTCTTTACATTATCCATAATTCTTTGTGAGAGCATACGGTATTCGTCTGCGTCGTTTCTGTCACGCTTATACTCCGTTCTGAGCTTGTCCTGCCATTCAAGGCAGATGTTTATGTCCCAGCCTTTATGACGGTTGTTGTAGCCGACCTTTGCAAGCCTTGAAAAGTATTTATATTCGGGCAGAGGAAAGGCTGAGTAATCAAGCTGACCGTCAATCGCTTTGTCTTCAAGCTGTTCAAACACCTGTGGATTTTTAAAATCATATTTTTTCATATTACCTCTTTCGGAGGGTAGTGGAAGGTTTGGGGCTATTTTAAAGAACCCTTTCTATATATATAATATTAGTTTATTTTTCTTATACGAAAGGTTAGAAAAACCGTCAAACCCTCCACCACCCTCCACCTCAACAATCTTTAAAAAGTGAAATGCCGTTGAAAAAGTTATAGTTTTTGCCTCTTACCTTTTCAAATCGTTTGGCAAGTTCGGTGCTGAATTTGGTGTTTGACATACAATATTCGTTGTTATCCCCTGCCCAGCTTGTATAGGCGGCATAGAGCGTGCTTGCCTGAACCGAACCCTCTAACGCACATCTGTCCTCGATAAAGGCGGAAATGACATCCATTTCACGCTTGTACTCTCTCACGCTCTGAAGAACGGCAGACGGCATTTTCAAGCCCTCCTTCTGCCACAGAATACAGCCGTCAATACACCATCTAAAGATTGCGGTCATTTCGGCTTTGAGCTTATGCGTAAGGTTCTTATCAACCTTATCCTCGGGAATCTGAACATTGAACGGTATCATATGTATTCTTCGCCATATGCCCGTGTCAGTGCCTCTGATGATTGGTTTATGGTTTGTCGCCATCCACAGCTTAAACTCGGGCTTGAACTCAAATTCCTCGCTGTACAGCTTTCTTGCCGTTACGGTATCGTCACCCGTAAGCTGTTTGAGAAGTCCCTCATTAATTCGCACACCCTCGTTCGGCTCAACCGAGGTGACAAGCCTTGCACCCTTTAACCGTGCAATGTCGCTGTTTATGGCACTGCTCTGAGAGTTTCTTACCATAATTGTTTCAGGCTGAATGTTTGCGGCATAATCGCCGAATACATCACGGATAACATCAATGAATGTACTCTTGCCGTTTCGTCCCGTGCCGTAAAGGAAGAATGCGCATTGTTCGGCTGTTGAGCCTGTCAGACTGTAACCGACCGCCTTTTGAATGTAGCGAATAAGCTCCTTATCGCCTGCAAAAATATCGTCGAGAAATGCAAGCCAACGGGGACACTCTGCCGTTTGAGAGCAGTCAACCGAAGTAATCTTCGTAAAATAATATTCGGGATTATGCGCCCTCACTTCGCCGTTTTTAAGATTGATTATTCCGCTTGGGGTGTTTAATGCCATACGGTATTTATCCATTTGTGCCGGAAGTACGGGGATATGGTGTTCAACCTCGTTGAGCATTGCTTTTTTTGATTTGTTGGAGCGGCTTGCTTTCATATGCTTTTCAAATGCTTTTGACATATCTCCGCCGCTTTCCTCATCAGCCTGCAAGTATAGCTTTGCCTCGGCTTTCATAGCCTCAACACTTTTGTCCGCCATTCGCAAAACCACCCCGATATTGTCAACACACCACTTCATTGAATTGTAGTAATACCACTTTTTCTCGGTGTAACAATACCTTACATTATCGCCGAATAAATCAACAAACCTGTCGGCATTACCCATATCGTCAAAGGTGTAGGCACGCATTTTTTCTTCGTCAACCACTTGAACAGCCTTACCCTCACCGATTGAAATTGAATAATCGTTATGCTGTTTTGGGTTATAGGTCTGCGTACAGCCCGACACAGCCTTTTGCAGGGTTATAATGCCGTAGGTTGTACCCGACTGCTTTCTGTCCCACTTATCACGCATCAAGCCTGATTGTCTGAAAATTGAATCCATTTTGTCGGTATCGCAACCGCACCAAAACGCAAGCATATTGCAGAATGCCATATCAGCCTCGCTCTGTGACGCATAAGCCGAAAAATCACCGCTGTATAAGGCTCTGAAAAGATTGCCATTTTTGGCATTGCAGGCGGCTTTTACAATATCGTCAACCGTATTGAGATTAACCTCAATGTTACGGAGCTTAGGCTGTGGCTCTGTTGCCTTACCGAGATATTTTGAATGTAACGGCTTTATGCTTTCGGTGCAATCGTTTATGTACGCATATGCAGAGCAGTAATCTCCTGTCACAACAAAGAATCTGCCGTTTTCGTACATTTCAAAACCGCCCGAATCATTCTTCGCCTTTCTTCTGCCCTCGGGAAGAGTTCCCTTGCAGATTATGTGAACGCCTGTCTTGCTCTGCGAAAATTCGGTGTAGCTCTGCAAAGTGTTCACGAACTCGCTGACTATGTTGTCAGCTCCGCCGTTTTGGTAGTCCTGAATGTCATTCGGCATATCGTCAAGGTCAACACCGAAAAACGGTGAATTTGAGAACATAAAGCCTATGCCTGAATATTTGGCGGATTCTCTGACTGCTGTTTCAAAGTCTGACCAAGTGTCCGAGTTATTCGGCATTGCAAAGCCACCCGTTCTTGGATTTATCGGTTTCTTTGAAATTCCGCTGTGCGATTTCGGATCGGGATATGACTGCCAGCACACCCAGTTTTTGTAACCTTTCAATTCCTCGGGAACTGCAAAATATTTATTTTTATTTGGGTTTAAATTTGTAAAGCCCATTTTTTCACCTCCATATATAAGGAAAAGCACGGTGAAAATTGCACTGTTTTATGCAATTCCCGAAGAATTTCTTTAAAATCAGAACGGCAAATCATCGTCAATCGGCATATCAACAAAGCCCTGATTTGCTGTCTGTGCAGGTGCATAACTCTGCTGTGGCTGTGCATAGGCTGTTGCCGTTGAACTCTGCGACTGCTTGAAGGTATGCTTTACTGTCGGAAACTTAGTCGGATTGAGCCAGCTGACTTCTTCTCTTTTTTCGCCGTTCCATTCGCCGTGCTTAATCGTTACACGAACAGGCTTTTTAATGAGTTCTTCAAGAAACTGTTCAAGGCTGTCATAGTCCTTGCCGTCGGGAAGTCCTGCCGCTTTGCCGAGAGCCATAACCTGATTAAAGCCGTAGCCCTTGACCTGCTTGTCGTTCTCGGTAGGCTCGTTTCGTTTCCACAGGGTATGGAAGATATAGCCGTTTTTATAGTTCTGTTCAACATCGTTTCTGATTAAAAATCTGATATTAAGACAGGTTTTGTCTTTGCCATTTTTAGTGTAGGTGCGTTCCTCTGCTCTTGCAATAAGGCACTCGTAATCGCCTACAGGCTTGATTGAATCGGACTGAGTTGCCGCCGCCATATTTGTTTTAAATCCCATAATTTTACTCCTTTGTAATTAACTCTATTGCCTCATCGGCGCTTCTGCATACTCCTGCAACAGCGCCGTTGAGTTTCATCATCTGTATAAATTTCTGTTGTTTTTCGGTTGGCTTGCCCTTGGGAGTTTTAACCTCGATAAAGACTGCTCTTCCGTCTGATTTTCTGACACCGAACAAATCCGAAAATCCGGGCGGAACTCCCGTATTGAAATATCTGCCGTCCTTTGTAAAGCCTGCACCTACATTTATACGGAAAATATCGCAGTACGGTGCAATTGCAATACGGATTTTGTTCTGAATTGCGTGTTCTTCTGTCAAGCTATCATACCTCTCTTTCGTGCCTGAAAATATGCCCAGCCTGTTTTGTAGCCGTGGCTTTTTGCGTATGCAAGAAAGTCCGCATAGCTGTGGCAATCATCGGGTGTGCTGAAATCAAGCTTGAACCCCTCAACCTTAATGAGCTTTGCTGTGGTATCGGTTTCAACGGTTCTTTCGGCTGTCGGGAAAACATAACCGCAATGCGGACACACGGCTTTCTGCCCTGCCGGCGGTGCTGAAAATGTAAAGAAACATTCGGGACATTGTCTGACCTTTTCCTCCTGCTCCTTTTCAACCTTTTTGACACTCTGCCTTTTGCGTTTTTCAAGCGTCCATTCTCGGTCGTCATCAGGCATTCCGTGCCTTGCATAGTTGCCCACATGGTCAATGATTACAGCCCTTTTGTTTGGCTTATAGCGCATACATCGCATTGACTGCTGAATGTAAAGCGTAAGGCTGTGAGTAGGTCGGAGCAGAATCGTGCATTCGCAGTCAGGAACATCAAAGCCCTCTGAAATCAAATCCACATTGCAGAGGATTGTAATTTTGCCGTTCCTGAAATCGGCTATAATCTGTTCTCTCTGTGCCTTTGGAGTAGCTCCGTCAATATGCTCGGCTGAAATTCCTGCGTCACGGAATGCCTTCGCTGTTGCAAGACTGTGCTTTACCGAAGAACAGTAACAGACGGCTTTCTTACCGTCTGCAAGCTGTTTGTAATATTTGATAACATCACCGAACACCGTGTTTTTAATCATTGCCTTTTCAATGTCGGCGGTGACATACTCGCCCATTTTGGTGTGTAAATCCGTAAGGTCGGCAACGCTCGGCGCATAGTAATCATACGGGGCAAGGCAGTTATGCTCAATGAGCCATTTTGTACTCACCCCGATTATGAGCTTGTCGTTGACATCGCCTAAACCGTCACCGTTTAATCGGACAGGTGTTGCAGTGACACCAACCCTCGGAACATCCGAAAAATGTTCGTAAATGCGTTTGTAGCTTTGTGCAAGGCTGTGATGATTTTCGTCTGTGATGATAAGTGCGGGTTTTGGCAGTTTCTTCAATCTTCGTGTAAAGGTCTGCACCATACCGATTTGGCACAAATCCATAAGCACACCCCAGCTGACAAAGGTTCTGAATATTTGGTCAACAAGCTCTCTCCTGTGAACAAGGAACAGCACTCGTTTCCCGTTCCAAGTTGTTCGTCTTGCAATTTCTGCGACAATGCAGGACTTTCCGCCACCGCAACCGAGGACAATGCAAGGGGCTTTGTAACCCTCTCGCCAAGCCTGTCTTACCTGTTCAACAAGGTCATTCTGATACGGTCGAAGTTGCATTGTCTGCACCCTCTCTCTGCTTTTCCTGTTTCTTCTGCTTTATCAGCTTTGCAACACACTGCATACAGAGCTGTCTGCCGTAATTTTTTGTTGTGCCGTCAATGATCTGTTTAACGGTGCGTTTGCCGTATGCCATAATTACATCTCCGCAATCGGAACACCTCGGAAGTTCAACACCCTTTGAGAGCCATTCTCCAAGCTGTTTACCGAGTTCGGGAGTAATTATGCCCGTCCAACTGTCAAGAAAAGTCGTATCTTTTGAAAGACTTGCATTGTGAGTACGGTCAAGCTGAAAACACATATCAAATTCATATTCCGTGTTTTCCCTCTGAACAGGGGCAAGTCCGATTTTTACAGGCACGGTTTTTCCTCTGTCATTTACTTCCATTGCATAAGCCATTTTGGCACGCATTGTAATAATTGTGTGGCAATCAACCGAAAGAATTGTATTTACAAGGTTGTTCTGAATTTTACCTGCTTCATCCCAAGCGGTATAATCGTTCTTGCCACGCTGTTGAGCAATCTGCGATTTTATATCAAGAACACCGCCCTCGTTATCCCAACAATGGGAAAAGCTGTCAACAACAATTGCACCGTCAGAACCGACAATATCCGCCGCCGATTTCACATATTCAATATATTTATCGGGTGTATATGGCGGCGTCATTGAGGCATAAAGAAATTTGCCTGTATTAAGGTCTGTCCTGTTTGCGTAAAAGCGACCTCTTTCGTGTTCTGTATCAATCAAAGCAACCTTTGACCAGTCGCCTGTAATGCCATATGCAAGATACAGACTTGACAATGTTTTTCCGCTGCCTGACGGACCTGTTACGGCAATTCGTGCCTTTGACTTTGCTCTTGTTACCTCTGAAAAATCAATCATTTGTAACACCTCACTTAATACTTAATGACTGCTTGGCTTCCATGTGCACGAAGGGGATTTCTTCGCCCTTTTTGCAGAGAGCCTTGACATCATTCTTTTTCACTTCGGGCATACTGTACTTTAAAAGGTGGTCAAGATTGTGTTCTTCCGCCCACTCAACGAATGAAATTTCATCATCAATAACAAGGCTCGGAGCGTTCTTTTTAAGCGACATAACCGCTCTCGGCATATCAATCTTCTGTCTGCCGAGTGCCTGCATTGACTTAAACAGATAGGTTTTAAGGCTCTCCGCCTGTTTTTCTTTTTGCGACTGCCTTTTTGCAATTGCCGCCTTTTCGGCTTTAAGCATTTTAGCCTCGGCAAGAAGCTGTTTGTAGTAGATTGCAATACTCTCAGCTTTCTCGTCAAATTCGCCCTCAATGCCCGTGAGAGTATCGAACCACGCTGTCAACATCTTGTTGCGGTATGCGTCCACATTGGCAATAATATTACCGTCATCATCAATCGGCATTCCGTCTGCATTCGTATCAGGTTCCCATTCGTTGATAGCGTCAAACTGATTAAATAAATCCGAGTACATCTCGGTAAGCTCATAAAGTTTCATTTTCGTTTCTCCTTAAAGATTTGTGTTCTGTACGGCAAGTGCATTGATAAGATGTTCAACCTTGCCCTTGAAAAATTCCTTGTCCTGTGACTGCTTAGCAAAATCGAGCATACGGACAAAGCTGTCATATGCAATTGAAAAGTATGCCTTAAAGACATCCTTGTCATCTGATGAACCATCGGCAGTCTGAACATTTTTTAGCCTTTCTTCATACTCCTCTTTCTGTTTGCGAAGAGCCTCCTGTTTTTCATCCTCAAGCTGTTTTCTGACGATTTTTTCGTTGTTGCGGTATTCTTCTTCGAGTTCGTCATAATGTTTAATGTTCTCCCTCTCCAAAGCCTTAATCGTTTCATTGAGCCTGCGTTCATTGTCGCTCGGCTCTGCAACGGCAACCTCAATAGGACGGCTTTCAAGCTCCTGAACTTTATTCGTTAGCTTGAAATTTTTGTTCTTTTCCTCTGCAAGCTGATTTTCAATATTGCGATAGCTTTCTTTTGAAGTGTCCGCCTGCTGTTTGTAATAGTCGGCGTCTTTCTTAGCGTTATTGAGCTGTCGGCAATAGTCAATGCTCTTGTCGGTTGCCTCCTGTTTTTCAGCTTTAAGGCTGTCAATCTCTGCCTTTAACTGCTTGACCGTTGTGTTTTCAAGGTCAAGCTTTTCGGCGATTTCAGCCTGTTCGGGTTCGCTTATGGTAGATAAAAGATACAGTTTACTTACTCCCAAATGTTTACTCAAGTAAACATTTTCAGAGGTATTTTCTATAATAGAAATATACTTATGTGCCTGTGTTCTGTTAAAACCTACCTCTGTTTCGCAGTAGTCCTCAAAGTTTTGATATCCAAGCTCCTTGTACAGCTTGTTGTCACGCATTGTTTTAAGTCCGTTGCACATATCCCATATGTTCTGCTGTGCAAGGTTTGCGCTGACAATTATCTTCTGATGCAGTTCAATTGCCTGCTTATGCTGTTCGCTTACTGTTATTTCTGACATTTTTTATATCCTCCAAAAATTCAGCGTATTGCTTTTCAAATTTCTTGATTTCATCCGGCTTTTTAAATCCGCTGTCACGCTCATTTTTATAACCGTGGCACTGCATTATTTCCAATGTTTCGGGATTTACTTCAATCGTAAAAAACGGGATTTTCGGTTTATCTTTATGACGAATGAAAAGTATTATCGTGTCACCTCTTGCGTGACGGTTTACATATCCGCCGACACAATGCTTAAGAATTTTGCCCTCTGAAATAATTTCTTCGCCTGTTGTAGGCGCAAGCATTACAAGATTTTGCGTGTCCATCAACAGAGGCTTAAGATTTTTTGCCCTCTTAGCTATCATTTCCGCCTCAGCCTTATTTGTGTAATAAGCAACCTTTTCAACGGCTCTGTCGTGTGCTTGTTCAAGATGAGCAGGCATCAGTTCTTCAATTCCCTCGGGAAGTTTTTGGCAGTTATCAAGATAATCCTTCCACAGTATTACTCTCCGATTGTTTTTGCCGTACTTCAGAATCTGCCTGTAATTGACACCGATATCGTGAATTTCGTTAACGACAAAAGTCCCAAGCTTTGACAGACTGCTTACAAAACCGCTTGCGTTCTGAATGTTCGGTTCTTCTTTAATGATGTTGCGGTAAAGCTCAATTGCGTTTGCGTCATATTCGGCAAAGCTGTGCATATCCGTCTTCCGACACCCAAGCATTTTAAGCAGATTGTTTTCTTTCCAATGGATTTTGTTCAGCTTTAGCTGACCGTTTATCAATAGATCTGCAATCCTATCAAATCCGCCTTTAATCAAATACTCTGCATTGTTGTGTCGGACATATAAGTTAAGCCACTTTAAGATTCCGTGAACTGTGTACCTATCTGAAAGCTCATACGCTCCCGAATATTTAAGGTCTGTGTGAGCAATCACATCAAGATTCAGGAGCACCGTTTGTCCCCAGTCGGACAGCAAGGTTTTTTCTGACGGTCCCCAATACCAATAAAGACCTTTTGGAGTGTATGGAATAACTCCATCACTTTTCATAAGATGAAACGAACCGTAATCGTAAGAGAACCGTTGCATTGCGTGCTGTTCATATATGTATAAGTATTCGTTCACAAAAGTATATTCCGGTAACATTTCAATAGGATTTTCATTGTACAAATCATCGGAAAATAACTGATAAGCCGTTACAAATCTGATGTACAGCCTGCCGTCAACAGCAAAGCAAAAACCAAACTTGCGACTTCTTTCAAGTTTTTTTCTGCCGTAGTGCAGGGCTTTTGCTTTTACGCTTTCCTTGCAATGACCGCAGACAAATTCCTGATTATGACAAAGTCGGAGCTGTTCGCCGATGTGCCAGCTTTGACAGCTTGTACAGAAATAGTCGCAGGTCCTTTTACTTTTATTTTCATAAAAGGCATATTGTGGGAAATACGGCACTACTTGCTCTTCGTTTTCACTTGTAATATCAGGAATATTCTCAAGCAGATATTCGAGATTTTTAATCATACCGACACCTACCAATCTATAAGATTGCCGAGGTCAAGAGTAACAGGATCTGTTTTCTGCTCTGCGACATCAGGTTCTTCAAGTTCGTATTCAGACATATGTATCTGCATTGTGAAAGTAACCTTTGCTCCGGGGAAAATCTTACCGACAATCTGCTGATACACATCAAGGTCAGAAACTGCAGCGGGGAGCTTCTTTCCCACTTCGTCAATCAAGTTTTCAAGGTTTTCTGCAGCCGTAACGGCTCTTGCAAATTCCTCGTTCTGCGCCGAAAATTCGCAGAGCATTTTCTTTACCGGCTCAAGAATTGCTTTAGATTTATGGTCTTTAAGATTTTTTTTGTTGCACAACTTGATTTTTTCTGTTGCAGAGGATATAATTGAATCAGGTTTATTGTTCTTTGTGCTTGTGGCATTCACAGTGTCACAGGCACTTTTTTTATTGCTCATTTCTTCACCCCCACACATTCAAAACCGAAGGAATCGGATTCAGGCGTTTCAAGTACTTTGAGCTTGCGTTTTAGCTCTCGGTTTTCGTGCTTATAACCGCTTGACGCTGTTTTCTCGAGGGCAAGATCTGTTCTTGCGTTTCTCAGTTCAATGCTGAGATGTCTGTTCTCTGCTCTGAGGCTCTCATTCTCCTTAAGCAGTTTTCTGCGTGTAAGTAAATCTTTAAATGCCATTTTTCAATGCTCCTTTATATATTGTCTGAGTTCGTCCTTGTCGAACCGCCATTGTTTGCCGATTTTGTGGGCAGGGAGAACGCCCTTTTGCGCAAGCCGTGTTGTGTAATCAACATTAAGTGCAAGCAACCGTGCCACATACGGCACATCAATTATCACCGGCACTTCATCCCAATTGATGATAGGTCTTTCTCTCGGCATATGTACACCTCCTATTTTTCGTTGGTAATTTTGTCTGAAACGATTTCGACTGATTCAACATCAGCAACGCTGAGAGCCAGCTTGAGCAGTACAACCTCGCTGACCGTTCGTGTTATCTGATAGCTTGTAACATACGGAATTTCTGTTCCGTCAATTTCAAGAAGGAACTTGTCCTTTGTGTCAATAAGTTTAAGTTTTGCCATTTTCTCACCTGCTTTCTGTTTTACCTATCTTGATTTCTACACCCAAAGCCGTTAAGAGCCTGTCGGCATTTTCAAGAGAAATACTCTTCTTTCCTTTCTCCCAATACTGAATAGCTCTTTTAGTAAAGCCCGATTTCTTAGCAAGCTCGCTTTGTGAAAGACCTTTCTGTTTTCTGCTTTTAAGCAAGATTTCAGCAAATTCATTGATGTGCATTGATTTCACCAACTTTCTATGATATACTATATGTAGTGATGAAC